ATCAATTTCGGACTGCAGGACCATATCGGCCGCTGCCCAGCACTCGGCCGGCTCGCCCTGGTCATCCGTGAATGTCACGCCCTCGTAAATCGGTTTATCCAGTTCAGCATAAACCGACTGCATGAGCGAGAGCACGGCAGCGTTACGGGTGGTCATCAGGAACAGGGCCAGGGCTTTCGCCCTGGCCCCCTGGGTGCTGGGATCATGGATCACGGCCAGGGCCAATTGTTCTATGTGCATGGTCAGGCCTCCGCGCCATACTGGCCCACCCAGCCCAGGCGGGCCAGGGCTGGGACCTTGGCCCACTCGAGGCCAAAAACGCTGGGGAAATATTCCGCCCCGGGCTCGACATACACGCGGCCAGTGCTGGCCGCGTGGCGGGGCGGGTGGCCGCCCCGGAGCTCCGCCTTATCGCCCCTAAAGTCGGTGACAGTATCGCCCAGGCAAGCGGGCAACACGGTGCCCTCATGGACCAGGGTCCAGCCATCGCGCTCGATCAATTGCTTCATGACTCTATCCTTTCTTGATCCGGGGCACCGCGCCCCGGTCCGGGAATTATACACCAAAATTCTCGAGTCAACCTAGGAGAAACCCGGTCCGGCTGCCGCCGGACCGGGTTTCTCGGGCCACGGCCCGGGGCCCATGGCCCCCGGACCACGCGCCATGCGCCACGTTTTACGGGGCGAGCGGCAGGGACCAGGGGGCAGGTTTCCCCCTGCAAATCTAACCCGGGCCAGTTTTCCATTTTCCGGGGGGCTGCAGAGGGAAAACCGGGGTCAGTTTTCCATTTTTCGCAAAAGTTAAGCGGCGAGCAGTTCCATAGCCTTATTTTTCAGGGCTGCACCAGTGCCGAACCATGCCGACTCAAGGCGGGTTGACCCCTGCCGGCCGCGCTCATGGTCTACCATCTCGGTGACTGCGTTAAGCATTCCCCAGCGGGTCCCCATGACTCCGGGGATATCGGACCCGATAGCCGAGCCCTTAAACAGGTCCATGATGCGGCGGTATCCCTTGGTTTCCGGGATATCAAGCCGGCCAGTATGGTAGGGCTCGAGCAGCGCCTTGATAAATTCGTCCGCCTCGGGCTCGCTCATGGGGCGGCCGGCAAGGGCTCGGGACTCGAGCAGGAATCGCTCCCAGTTGTCCGCCACAATGCCCAGTTCAAGGCGGACCCGGTCCGCATCGAATCGCTCGGAGTGCAGGACCCGGACCTCTCCGGTGGTTTCGCCTGCCAGGGCCCGAACAATGGTGTTGTTGCACACTACGCGCACGGCCGTGAATTTTGCGACCGTGGCCATAGTCCCATCATAGGACGTTCCGAGCAAAAGGTAAGGCCGGACGATATCGCCCCCTAGGACCTCAGCGCCGGGGTTGACCCTTGCCAGGGCCCACACTCGGCGGCCGTGGCTCAGGGCCCCGGCGGTTTCGAGCTCAAACCCGCCGATATCCGCAAGCTTGCCGAAGAACCCCATAACCTCGGCCGGCTGCACCGTGCGATAACCGTCCGAAACCACGGACAGGGCTGCCCCGGTATCGCTGCGGTGCAGGACCTTGCGGCCCTTAAAAACCTCGGGCTCGGTGGCCGCCTCGGTCCGGTACAAAACCGGGGACTCGAGCACGGTATAGGCTAACCCGGCCTGCCGGGTCCATTCCTCGATTGTGGCCCCGGCTTGCAATTGGTGGCCAAGGCCGTGCCAGGGGGTTTGGCCAAGATACGCCATAGCGGCGCGGCCGGTGGTGGTGTCGAGCATATGAGCCATTTTTCTATCCTTTCTAGGTTGACCCCGCTGCACCTTGCTGCAGGGTTGAATGAATTCTAGGCCTAAATCGGGCCCGGTCCAATTGATTTTTTTAATCGCGAATCTAATCCCAATTGCCAAATTTATCTATCAAATACCACGCCACGAGGAACAGCAGCAAGACCACAAAAAACATTACTGCGCCCTCCCGATATCTCCGGCCACATGGTGGCGCAAAAAGGACCCCGGGGGCAGCGACCGAGCGAAAGCCCGCAGCGACTGCCCATCATCGGCCGGGGCCTGTTTTTTGACCCCGTGCCACTGTATCGCTGTAGGGCCGCTCGCGGCATAGCATCCGCCGCCAGCATCGGACCCAACTTTTTTAGCCCCGGTCCCGTGAGCAACAAAAACCACCACATCGGACCGTTCGGGCCTTGCGCACAGTGGGCGGCCGTTCCCGCACTGGGCGCATGTAAAAGCTTCCGACAACTCTGCAGGGCAGCGATAAAACCGGACCCCGTCGACAGTGGCCGGCCAATTGTCGGCGGTATCCTTCGGGGCAGCATACACGGCGGGGCGGCCGGCTTTTACCGCCGCCACAGCATCGGCCACGGTATCGCAGGACGCATTAATTACAGTCTGGCCTTTCTTGGCCTTCGGAATAACAGCGGCCGGAAAATGCGAATAGGTCCAGGCAAGCCCCTGCCGGGGGACTGACTCGAGCAAGGCCTGCAGATAGCCCTCGTCGACCAAGGTCGCGCCCTGCTCACTTTTGGGGTGCAGCTTGCACGTTTTGGGGCACGTTTTATAGGTTTCGTGCTCGCCACTGCGGTACGTCACAGCAATAGGGCCGGTTTTCCGGTTACCGGACACGGGAACGGTTTTCAGCATGACTCTATCCTTTCTAAGCTTGCCGATATGGCAGACGCCAGTTTACACTAGGCGTGCGTTTTGTGCATAGGTGAAAACCCTAACCGGTTTCCCCCAGGGCCTGCACCAGTTCCGGCCATGGCATGCCCCGGCTTGGCCAGTCAAACAGGGGCGGAAGTTTCAGGCCGTGCTCAGCAAGGGCGACTGCATCGCGCCCATGGTAGAGGTAGATTCGGGGCGGCCGCAGCAGCGAGCCCTTGTAAAAAACCAGGACAAAGCAAGGGCGGCCCTTTAAGGCATGCCGGGTCAAAAAGGCAATTTGATGGGGCCGCAGCGATACCTTCAAGCCCCGGGCGACCACTTTGAGCTCGACCGAGACAAAGCCGGAACCAATGCCCATAAGACAATCGGATATCCCGAGGTTTACCCGGTTTTCGATTCGCTCGATGTCCACACCCAAGGGCAGCAAGCCCTCCCGGACCCGAGTTGCAAAGGCGGCTTCAGGGGCGGTCATCTTCCGGGCCTTTCGAGTTGTCCCGCTCAAAAATGTCGGGGGGAGGTTCTGCCACCGGAGCGACAAAAGCCGGGTCCCTATCTCGTTCTGCACTTTCAATCACTGCTCCCGTGCTGGCGTCAATCAGGGCGGACGGGGGCGGCCCGCCGTACAGCTTGCGCAATTCGTCCAGCTTGCGCTGCACTTCTTCCTTCGACATGGAGTCAATCGTACCGTGCCGGATTTCCTTGCGGTCAACATAGATTGTGCCCAAGGCCTGCCCTCGGCGGTATTCTGCCTGCACGGCCGCCGCATAGGCTCCGGCCTCGAGCGCCTTGTCTCGAATCAATTGCAGGTCTCGCATGTGCCGCTCGTACGAGGTGTTGTACTTTGAGTTCAGCTGCGCCCGGTACTCTTGGATCGCAGCGACCACATGCGGGTATTCTTCCGGGTTCGTCAGCTTCCAGGCCATGACCGAGGCGGACTTTTCGTTGTACCCCGCCCGGATGGCAGCTTCCTTCATGGTGACCCGGCCGTCCCCGCTCACAAGCTCGGTGACAAACTTCCACTGCTTGGAGTTCATGGTCCGCCGCTGCTTGCGCAGCGGGGCCACTTCCCGGGACATCCGGGTGCGGGCCTTGTCCGGCGTTACCGGGGCAACATTCCAGACATCCTTCTTGGGCATCAGGCCTTCCTCCACAGCCGCCACCCGCCTTCGACCTTGCGCAGGACAAAGGACCAGTCGGGCTGGTGGACCTTCACAAACCGGATCGAGGCCACCCGTGCAGAGTTGGCCTGCTCCTTGGATGTGAACCGGATGCTGTCCCCAGGCTGCATGTCAGCGAACGGGTACTTCGTCCGCGCCGTGGGCAACTCGATTCCCTGCTCAATTCGTAACACAGCTATCCTCCGAAAAACTGCTGCCAAGTGTAAACAGGTTCCAAGCCCAAGTCAATTCAAGAGGTTTCCTATAGGACTTTTAGGGGGTAACAACGATTTTATTTTTTTTGAAAGTGTCGCGCGGAGCCCCCCTGAAATATTCCACTGAATCTGATCCCGTAATGCTCCGAAAGGTCCTACAACCCGCATATTCATTGACTTCTTACGTCCATTACGTCATTACGCCTAAATCCACGAAAAAAAAATAAAAAACACACTCGACCCCTAAAAGTCCTATATATATCTCCAAAAAGTCATAAGACCCCGGTCCGTGGTCCATGATCCGTTATATAGCCTCCTCCCACCTAGGGAAACCACCTATGTTTTTCTCAACTTTCCCTAACACACCTACACCCATGTAAGCTAGACTAATCTCCGTATCTCATTCACAACCCAGAAAGGATAGTTACACATGAGCGACAAACCTTGTCAGATTCCTGACAATATCATTGATGATGCCAAGCGCCTGATCAACATCTGCTCTACCGAATTCGAGCAGCCCACTGAGGCCTTGTTCGCTGCGATCTTGGTCGTGGCGGTGATTGCCAAGGGTGCTGGCATGCCTTTGCAGACCCTGCTCGATGGCGTGGCTTCTGCGTATTCTGACCTTGATCCGATGGTCTTGGACGTAGGAGCAAAGCCCCGTGGAACGCACTGAGCCCACCAAACAATTTTCGGGAGCCTGTTATGACTGTGCCAAAAAGTAAAGTACCGTACCATCCTGGTCATCCTTCGATAGAGTACGAGTGTGATCTGCTCGGGGTGACGCTGACCTGCTTTTTCTTCTACGAGGCCGCGAGCCGTGGTCTTCGGTCCGAGGGGCTGCAAATGGAGCCGGACTACCCGGCTACGTACACCCTGATGCATGCCTACACGCCCGAGGGGCTCGATATCTCTCCGGTGATGAAGATGGACATGATTGAGGATTTGGAAGAGGAAGCTTACTTGAGGTGGGAAGAGTGATGGAAGACCCAATTTTTTTGAAAGGAAAGATGATGACGACCAAGCCTGATTTTGTATACACCCCTAAGTCTTCCGACTCGGATGTGGCGGTTTTGAAGATCACCATGGAGCAGCGCGGCTGCTTGGTGGAGGTCTGTGTTCCGGAGGTGGCCCTGCCTCCGGTGATGGAAATGAAAGAGTACATGCGCAATACCGGCGCGGACATGTATGCCCGCCTGTACCACATGATGCAGCAGCTTGAGAGGGGCGAGAAATGACCAGCGTTCTGACCCCTAGCAAAATCCCTGTCGCGTGGCTCGCGGTCAACGCTGTGGGACACAGGTATCTCCGGTTCAATCCTCCGGCTGTGGCCGTGGACCCTGAGCCGAGCCCCTTGTGCTTTGATCGGGACCGCAGGGCGCTGTGGGAAGCGCTCTATCGCATCCAGATTCATTCATTGATGGCGTGTGCTGCTCCCTCGGAGGCGGGCAAGCACTGCAAGGAGATCACCAAGATAGCAGAAAAGGCTTTGGTTGCAGATGCATCCGGATACCAAGTTGGTCCTTGATGCGTGGCGCAAGCTGGTTGTTGAGAACTACCGGCTGCGTCTTCAGGTGGCCTTTTTACGAGGGGAGATCAGGCATGAACAACATGTGGAGAACCACAAGGGGCGAGTCGAAGGCGGGGAACATCGTGATTCACGTGACCCCCTTAAATGATCTGCGCCAGCATGAACTGACAGCCGAGTGCTGGTGCGAGCCGGAGCTTGACTACGAGAACATGGTTGCTGTTCACAACAGTGCAGATGGCCGGGAGAAGTTTGAGACCGGAGAAAGGAAAGTATCGTGAAGATTGAAAAGGGGCGGCCCATACCGCGCAACTATCCGTTTGACAAGATGGAGGTCGGGGACAGCTTCCTGATTCCTGAGTACATGCGGCATGAGTCGGTATACATGGCTGCGATGAGGTATAGGAAGAAGACGGGGAAGAAGTTTGCTGTTCGCAGGACTGCGGACGGGTATTGCTGCTGGAGGCTGGAATGACTGCAAAGAGAACTGATCCGTGGATTCCCGTTGGGCATCCTGATTTTGTATGGACATCGGGCGCTGATGTACAGAAAACATGGCGCAAGTATGGGTGGGTGCCGCCGAGCGAACAACGGCCACCGGTTGTGGTGGAAGCCAAGGAGCCCGAGTGGGTGGCTGTGAGGAGGGTCAAATGAGCAGTAAATCCGTGGCGCACGTTTATCGGATGGAGGCAAACGGTCGGCCTGTGATTGCATGGGACGATGCGAGGGGGATCGAGATCGGCACAAAGCTCTACACCGCTCCGCGCCCGTGGGTCAATCTGACCGATGAGCAGATCAATCAGTACGACTATGAGTATCGCGACATTCTCTATGACGTAGAGAAAATGCTCAGGGAGAACAACACATGAGCGAAGAATGTAAACACCGCTGGGAACCCGGCACGAACGAAAAGCGTCCAGCGTACCGATGCACCCGTTGTGGGCAGTGGAGGTTTGTATGAGCATCACCGCAATGAAGCAGGCGCTGGAGGCGCTGGAAGCAGCAGCCAGAACTCGTAGGCCAGAACTTATTAAACAAGCCATCACCGCCCTTCGCACCGCCATCGAGGCCGCTGAGTCTTCCAACTGCGACAGCCCTTCATGGTGCAATCAGTACCGCAAATGCCACCGCAATGTGGTCGGTGCTCCACAGCTTGCTAACTGTATTGACACCACCCCACCCGCAGCACCGCGCCAATGGATCGGGCTAACAGAGATAGAAATTTGCGACATTGAAGTAGACGAATTGCCATCAGCCAGCAGTGAAACTTTTTCGTTCGCCCGCGCCATCGAAGCCAAGCTCAAGGAGAAGAACAGTGGCTGACTATGACAATGTCTTACGGGCCATCAAAGAAATGCGCGTCGCAGCGGCAGTGGTAAAGGGCAAGTCTGCATCATGGTGGCTGGATCGGTTTGAAGAGGCCGTCAAAGAGCTCAAGGCTAACAAAGAGCGAAACGCCAAGCGCCAGTGGGTCGGGCTGACGGAAGTTGACCTGCGAGAAATAATTGTTGATTTGAAGCGCCCCGCAGATTTGTACAAGGCCATCGAAGCCAAACTCAAGGAGAAGAATCATGGCTAAAGACACAGGCGGCTACGCCTTCCCACACACCATCGAGCATCTGCACCAGCCGGTGACGGCGGGCATGACCCTGCGCGATTACTTTGCTGCAAGGGTGATGCAGGGGTTGTTAGCCACTGACATCGACTGCGGCCCGAAGTATGCCCAGATCATTGCTGACAACGCATACGGACTGGCAGACGCCATGCTCAAGGCAAGGGGGCAAGCATGAAAGAAGACATCATCCGCATGGCGCGGGAGGCTGGGCTGGGCTTTTTATTTGAGGATCACTTGCTAGTGCATGATGAACTTGAACGCTTCGCCGCACTTGTCGCGGAACGTTGCGCTGAGATTGCCAATCAAGCCGAGCCGTTCCATTCTGCGGACCTGATCCGCAAAGCGTTTGGAGTGGAGAAATGATTGACAAAGGAACCATGCTCAATCTTTTGCGCCGCGCATGGGACGCACTGGATTCGTTCAAGCAGGCATACCCAGAGAATTGGCACGAAGAAGATCAGGCAGTTTTGGATGACTTAATCAAAGCCGACAACGCGATTGCAAGTTCGCAAGACCCCATGCCTTTGTTTGACGACTGGCCAGGAGGGTGGAAGAAATGATCGATGTGAAGAAACTGCAGTACTTGACGATGGCAGAAAGATTGCGTGGCTATGCCGACGGCCTCGAAGATGAGTATGCAGCCAAGTACGAAACGCTCATCCATACTCTGAACAAGGCAGCGGACCTGCTTGAGGCGGTGTGGGACGAGCACCTGGAAGAAACGGACGAGAAGGTCGGAGGTACCCAATGAGCTACCTTGTAGCAAGCCTGCCGCCGCTCAAATGCTTTGTGCGGCGCGAATTTCTGTACAACTTTGAAAAGGGGCACGGGGAGCTTGAGCCGGCAATCTGGGTCAGCCTCAAGGCTCTCAGGGGGCAGGTATTTCGCATCGAAAGCCTGCTGCCAAACTACGGCGCTCTCTATGACAAGCTGCCCCTGCATGCCTACGTGTGGAGGAGAGAAGCGGGGGACTTGCCGATTGACACCCTGCAGCTATGGGACTGCATGAGCTACCGATTCACGGTGGTTGAGAAGATCAACCTGAGGAACCTGAGCGTGAAGTTTCTTGGCAAGGACAAGCAGTGGCACTTTGGCAAGTACATGTTCACCGTGGACTTCTGCGCCGACGAGATGAGCCTTGACACCACGTTCGTTGAGACGGCCGAGGAGCACAAGAGTTTTAACTTCATCCGCCTGGATAACGGTCAGTTTGCCACGCAGCCCAACAATCGCTGCCTCTGGTACGACCAGAGCCTGATCCCACTGGATGTCAAATTCCCAGACTTCCAGGCAGCCAAGTACGTCTGGACCGTTGACGGCTCGCGCAAATGGGCCGCTGGCGACGATTGGTTTTATGAGATCAATGAAAGAGGAGCCGACTGATGATTGACTTTGTCTCAACCCACCCTGGCGCAGAGCCGCAAACCGTGGCCTGTGCCCGCCTGCTCGCGGCAGTCATTGCCCAGGCAGTTGATGATGCCTCCAACAGCAATGCAAGCGCAGGTGATGCGTTGGCCGCGATCAATTGGCTGTTCAACAAGGACACATCGTTTGAGCAGTACGCCACCTTGATCGGCGCAAACCCACAGTCCATGCGAGACGCTTTGCTTCGGTCGATTGATCCGCTCGAGGTAGCGCCAAAGCTAGACCGCTTCGACGAGAACAGACGCCGCAGGCTTCGCTATAACTACACGCAGTGGCTTCGCCGTAGACAAGAACTGATCGAACGAGGGATCATAAAAAAATGAAATGCCCCCTGTGTGGAGCACCAACAGAAGTCAAACACACCAAGTCTATTGATGGGGTCCCCATTAGACGGAGGATTTGTTTTAACGAGCACAGCTTCCAAACCAAGGAAGTTGCAACCACGCAGCCAAGACCCAAAAGGGTTCGACGCCAAGGAGAAGTGAAATGAAGTGGAGAACCTGGAACACCGACTATTGGATTTTGGAGTCGCCCAAAGGCGAGGTCCTTGATGAAATCACCAGGGACCATGAGCAGCTATTCTTTCTCAAGAGCAGCCAGAAGCGGTACACATCGCTCAAGGCAGCCCAGGCAGAGGGGAAAAAGAATCAGGAAAATGCCCCCTCTTGACATGTGTTTCAAGTAGCGTACACTATGCGTACAGCAGAAAGGAGAACTATGGCTGAACAACCTAAGCAACGATTGACAGAGGAAGAACTCAAGCGGTGGTGGCCGTTTGATCGCTTGGACCCCAAGCTGATGCCCAAACCACCGAAGAAGCAAAACCCACAACCTGAAGAACCTATAGAGGAAGCATGGCTATGAAAAAGTTTTCTGCAAAATCCAGAAGTGTGATTGACCACTTTAAAAACGATCCTGCCGCCAACGTAGCGGAGGCGGCTAAGAAATTCAAAATGGGCGTCCCATACGTCTACAAGCTGCGCCAGCGGGCCCGGATAGAGGACAAGCCAGCGAAGAAGACTACGCAGAAGGAATTTACGATCACGCTGCCTAAAGAGGCCAAGAACACCATCTCTGTCGATGGCATCCTCGATGCGCGGGCCGTGGACTACGGTGCGTTCAAAGACGGCGCATCGCTCATGCAGGGCATCAAGCGCCTGATGGCAGAGCATGCCCAGCGGCACAACAAAACCTTTGCTGACGACCAGTGGGAAGCCCTGGAGATGATCGTCCACAAGATGGGCCGCATCGTCAACGGCGACCCCGATAAGGTCGATCACTGGGCCGACATCGCCGGCTACGCCAAGCTGGTCGCAGATCGCTTGGAGGGGAGGGTGCGATGAGCGAGCTCTTCCCGTTTGCAGTTGCAATCTGGGTTGTTTTGGCTTGGTTCACCCATGTCATCGTCTGCCTCAAGACAGCCTCTTGGGGCTTCTTGTTGGCAGGAGCCTTGTTCTTCCCCGTGGGCTGTATCCACGGCACGGGAATTTGGTTCGGGTGGTTCTGATACCAGGGAAGGACAAGATGACTACATCTAAGCCAGTCCGAATGTCCTCGGAGGAAGTGCAGACGGCCATCCTGGCCTTTCTGCGCCAATCCAACTACGTCCCGCAGCGCACCAGCGAGATATCCAAGGCCCTGGGTTTCCAGCCCTCCTGCGTCCGCAGGGCGGGGCTGGCCTTGGTTTCTCGCGGCGTGTTGCAGGCTGATCTGGTCAAGGGCCGGGGCCGTGGAGAGTATCTCTTCATCCTGCAGCAACTGGACCTGTTCTACGACCAGAAACCCGCCCCAAGCCTGTCTTTGAACAGAATCCTTGAAGCGTTGGCCGAGGTCAAGACTAAGCTCTTGATGCTCACCCTGCGGCGCAAGATTTGACTACTTTGCCTCTCCCCAGCTTGGTCCGATCTCCACATCGCACCGGCTGGGGACTTCCAGGCGCACCGCCTCGGCCATGATCCTGGCCCCTTCCTCGGCCTCTTCCCGATTCTTGACCGACAGCGCCACCTCATCGTGAACCTGCAGGATGGGCGTCAAGCCGGCCTTGGTCAGGGCCACCATGGCGGCCTTGGTTTGATCGGCGGCTGACCCCTGAATCAGGCGATTGAGGCCCTTGTAGGTGCCCGCCCGCTTGATCCGTTGGCCGTATTCAATGACGGCCTGCTCACGCGGCAGCGCCTTGTTCACGCCCCACTCCATGGGTTCCCACAGTGGGAAGCGGCATTTGCGGCCCAGCAGGGTGCGGATCGACCCGCCCGAGGCTGCGTGGTCAATCCTGGCCATCACCGCGTTGACGGTGCCCTTGAGAAAGGGGACGTTGCGGTGGAAATTGTCGATCAATTCGCTCGCCTCATCCAGGGACAGGTCCAGGCTGTTGGCCAGCTTGTTCTTGCCCATGCCGTACATCAGTCCCAGGCCGATGGTCTTGGCCGCCTTGCGTTTGATGCCGGCCATGTCCGCAACCATCTGGTGGAAATCGGTGGTGGGGTCCTCCCGATAGGCATCGACCAGATTGTCGGCCCCAGGCAAGGACAGCAGGCTGGCGTAGTGAACCAGCAGGCGGGGCTCCTGGGAAGAGAAATCGTTAGAGGCCCACAGTTCGCCGTCCTCGGGCAGAAAAAGGCTCCTGACCATCGGTCCGATCACCTCATGGCGGGCGGGAACCTGCTGCAGGTTGGGGTTGGCCATGGACAGGCGGCCCGTGACGGTGCCCCCATCATCGGAGCGCATCTGGTTGACATGCGGATGCACACGGCCGGTCTTGGCGCTGAAGTCCATGTAGGGCTGTAGGAACGTGCTGTGCGTCTTGTTGGTCTCGCGCACCTCTACGATCATCTTGGCCAGCGGATGCTCACAGCTGTCCAGGAATCCCTTGGTAAAGCTCGGCAGCCCCGTGGCGGTCTTGGCGTACGGAATGCCGAGGCGGTCAAAAGCTTGGGCGATGGATTGCGCGGCCCAAACGTCCACTTGCTGGCCGACCTGGGTCTTGATTTCCTGCAGCAGTTCCTTCTCGCGCTTTCGCATCTGGCTGATCAACTGCTCGCATTTCTCACGATCAAACCGAATGCCGCGCCGGGTCATCTCCATCAGCACGGGGAACACATCGGTCTCGAGGTTGAAGATCGATTCGACCTCCTCCTGCCGCATCTTGATCTTAAAGTGTTGCCAGAGCTTGAGGGTCAGCGCAGCGTCTTGCTCGGCGTACTCACCAACATACATGGCCGGGAGCTTCCAAAGCTCCTTTTTGGGGTGGACGCCAAAGTCCCCTGCCGCCTGCTTGAGGGCTTGCTCACTCTTGACCTCTTTAAGGTAATCGAAGCCAAGCGCATTGAGGCTGTACGAGAAGCGGTTTTCATCGAGGAGCGGGGCAGCAAGCATGGTGTCATAGATTCGACCGTTGATGGTGAATCCACTTGCACCCAGCCACCCGGCGTCATAGGCTGCGTTGTGCATGATCTTGTCCGCTGGGGTGTTGAGGACATCGCGTACCCAACGCTCCACAAGCCGCCGATCCAGGTTGCCGCCACCGCCGTGGCCAACAGGAAAATACCCAGCCCAGCCGTCGACTGCGACTGCGTAACCAACAATACTCCCGTCACCGCGAGGCCAACCGGGACCCATAGACTCCATGTTCGGGTCGCATGTTTCGAGGTCAATTGCAATCTCCTTGGCTGTGGATAGATCGGGGAAGGCCTGTGGAGGAACCCACTCGGTGAGGGTCGGAAACAGGGGCATCGTTTTCACAGAACAAATCCTTTTTCTCGTTGCTTGGGCAAGATCAAGTGAAGCGATTTCTTGGCTCGGGTTACGCCTACGTAGAAGAGGCGGTTGATGTTGTCGCTCTGGGCCGCGTATTCCTTGGCCGACTTGGGCGAGAGGTCCATGAACAGCAGGACGTTATCCGCCTCCCCGCCCTTGGCTCCGTGGATTGTGGACAACTTGATCCGGCTGGCTGTGGACAACTTGGTGCCCCGGCGCAGAACGGCGATTAGGTACTCACGCTTTTCCTCTGCGATGCGCTCCAGGGCTTCGTGCCAGATGGCCTCGGTCCGTAGGCCATGATCCTTGGTCAGCGACGCAAGGGTGTACATCGCGGTCGGGTCCCCGCCCTTGAAGGTCCGGTGGCCTCGGGCAACGAACTCTCCACCCAGGTACTTGTAGATGTCCGCTACGTGCGCCCCGACAACCTCCTCGCCCCGGCGCAGGGCCTCCCAATGCACCACCGCCTCGATCATCTTGACCGGCAGGCTCGGCACCCCGCCGCGCTCAAACAGGATGCCGCTTGAGCGCAGCCATTCATGCACCGGGTTGAGCATGTAGTTGGTCGAGGCCATGATGAGCCAGGGCTCGTCGTTGAGCGGCACATCCTCAAACCGGTAGTAAGTCTTGACCGATCCTTCAAAGTCCCGGGCCTTCCACTTCTTGGGCTGCCGCTCCCTGATCCGATGGACGATGTGGTTGGCCAGGGCGTGGACGGTGCTGGGGACCCGATAGGACTGCTCGAGCACGGTGATATGCCCTTGGAAGGACAGGAAGCTCTTGACATCAGCGCCGGCCCAGGTGAATACTGCCTGATCGTCGTCTCCGGCGAGGAAGGCCCGTTTCGCCTTGGAAACCAGTAGCTCGACCATTTGCCATTGCAATCGGCTCAGGTCCTGCGCTTCGTCGATGATCACCACCTCCAGGGCCGGGATCAGCGATGCATCGAGCACCACCATCTCCAGCAGGTCCGTGAAGTCCAGCAGGTTGCGCGAGCGCCGGTAGTGGCGGTAGGACCGCTCTACGAACTCGAAGTGATACCATTCGATATCCAGGCCGCTTTGGTCGTAGTGCTGGCGCAGGTCGATGCCTTTGATGCGGGCCAGATTGATCTCGTTGAGGATTGGATTGTCGGCCTTGGCAAGGTTCACATCCTCCTCGGTGCCCAGGGCGATCTCAATGCCTACCTCGGCGGCGAACTCCCGGTAGTGCTCGGGCTTCATCATCATGTCTGCCTTGATGGCAAGGCAGTGGAAAGCCAGGGAGTGCAGCGTCCGGAAGAACGGGAAGTCGGTCTTGGGGTGGAGAAACGGGAACTTGGCCACGGCCCGGTCCCGCGCTTCGTTGGCTGCCTTGCGCGTGAAGGAGAAGTAGCCGATCCGGGACGAGTGAACGCCGGCCTCCAATTCCTGCTCGACGCGGTTGAGCAAGTAGGTGGTCTTGCCTGCCCCGGGCGGCCCGAAGATTTTGTGAATCTCGACCATGGCTAGAACGGGCTCCCTTCTGTGCGCTGGGTGTGCGTGTCAAATGGCGCATCCTGCTTTTGGAAGCGGGGGATACGCCAGCAGCGCACCGTCCTATTCTTGAGGAACAGGCTGATGGGCTCACCGCCCATATCGCGCAGGCGCTGCGCCATCTTGGGCGCGGACAGGGAAGCGAAGTTGTTGCGCTTGAGATGAGCCTCCAGGTCCTTCATCCTGAAGTACGTGCGGGCCTCCTCATCATCCGTCCAAGGGCGGCCCATGATGACCTCATCGCGCACAAGCGCCTGCTGCATGTGGGTGGTGAACTCCTCCAGCAGGTCCATGAAGCGGCCGGTCACACTGGTGTCCTCGCTGGCTTCAGTGATCTGCTCGGTCTCAATCATTTCCTTGAGCAGGGCGTTGAGCAGGTTTTCCCAATCCTGTTTGCGCAGGGTCGGGGGTAGGACATTGAGCTTTTCCAGGCAAGCCTTTTGGAACGCGCCTTGTAGGAATAGGCTGTCAGTGTCTAGCTCGATGCGCCGTCCGTTGACATCCAAGAACCACAGGGGCGGTTCACTGGCGTACTTCGACAAGCTTGCGATCTGCGGCGCGTCAGGCGAGTTGGCCCCGATGCCAAACTTGCGGGTGCGGCACAGGCCTGAGTGGCAGAAGGAATTTAGCGGTGCATCCTTGCACTTGTAGTGATACTCTTTCTTGCCAACCTGTTTGACCAATATCTGGACTTCGTTGTTGGGCAGAGGGGGAGCCACGTATTTGTAGTTGTATTCAACCAGCTTGTCTTCCCAGCCGGCCGGGTGTGCCCGCTTAAGATAGATGCCAATGTTGAATAGGCCATTATTGCGCGTGCCCTCCGGGAAGCCTTGGGCGCATAGTGCTTGTAGGCATGGCGGGCCATCCTTGATGGGGCTCTCTGCTTGCTTAGGCGGTTCAGGAAAACTGAGCGGCAACTCTTGAACCGCTGCATCGTACAGACCGTAGAACTCTTCCAAAGTCGCCGCAGACCCATCCGGGTTGATTGCGTAACGAAGGCCGGCGTCTCCACCGAAGTACGGCAGGTTGAGAAAGTTGCCGGTGTCTCCTCGATCAACAAGGATTTCGGCTTGCTTCGGAAAGATTTCTCGACCCGCTTCACCAAGCAGTGCAGCCGCATTCTTGAGATACGTTTGAAAGTCTCTGGCTGGAACAGGCGTTTTTGTGAATAAAAAGACATGGGCACCCCCTGATTTGCTTCTGCATACGACCAATGGCAGCTTTAGCTGCGCAATGCGCTCTACGAGGCCTTTGTGGTCCAGAGGGTACTGGTCAATGTCAATACAGCCCCAGATGCAGGTGTTATCCGCCCTGATCGGGATAATTCCAAGACTCGGTTCAACCCCCTCGAGGTGTGCAATCCACAAGTCATCCGTTGGGGGCTTGCGCACGACTGTGGCTTGCCCAGCTTGTTTTCCGTCTCCACGTTCTGCCTTTATTCGGTACGTACCGTAAGCGATGTCCAGCCCACTGAAGATCGCTTTGAACCTTGTTATGTCTGTCATTGCACTCTCTATAAAAGGTGGGGCCTACTCGCCGATTCTGCGTACAGGAATTGCAGTAACGACACGCAGAATCCGCTTTCGGCCCCGAAATCAGAATGGGGCTGGTCCGTTGTCCACGACACCTTCGCCTTCATGCTTGACCTTGACTTCGCCTGCACTGATCTGTGAGGCGAAGGACTTGGCGGCCTGATACTGATTCATATCCTGGATCGGGCCGATCTTCTCGATCTCCCATCCATACCACTTGCCCTTGTCGTTGGACTCGGCCTGAGTGGTCAGTCGGTACACATGGCTGTACATCGGGGGCGTGTACGGGCCGTTCTTGCCCATGAGCTTGGTGCTCATCATCATGCTGTTCCACTTGCGCGACTTCTTCAGTTGCGTGGACTTCATGACGATCAGCGCAGGCTCAGGGATGCCCGCATCGTTGACGATCATCACGTAGTGATTGGCCGTGTTCTCGATGTAGTTGCCACTGTCCAGATAGTCCTTGTTGTCCCCCGGCTCCCGGTGGGTGCGGGTGAGGATGTCGGACGTTGCCGGATAGATTGCAATCGGTGCGCCGCTGCCCGAGCCGCGAGGGGCCCATTCAATGTACTGGCGCACATAGGCCACCGGGATGACGGTGATGCCTTTCTTGCCATCGTAGATTTCGCCAGTGACGCTGTTCATCACGCAGCCGGGCATCGCACCTTCGACCTCGCCCACTTCAGGACTGGTGCTGGTGAGCAGCTTGAGGAACGGGAGAGCAAAGTCCTCCTGCCCCATGCCGTCAAAGCCGCTGTTCGCGTCCTGCTCAAAGTCACCGCCCAAAGCGACGGCATATTCTTTTTTCTCGACTACTTCATTCTTAGCCATGATTAATTTCCTTGTTTCACGCTGATTTGATGGTTGCTCTTTGGCCAACGTAGACACCAAAGAGTTCTGTGGGGAACTCGCTTCCGCGTTCCACCTGCTCGCGAACCCAGGCCTTGAGGGTCTGGGGTTCGATCTTCTGCGCCTGCTCCACAGGGTAGTTTTGCTCGCGCAGTTGATTCAAAAGTGACTCGCACAGCTTGTCCTCATTGCGGCCAAACCGTACTGACACAGTGTTCTTGATGATGTCGTCGTACCCGTGCTCACGCAGCCACTCATACGCCTGCGCCCGCTTCTCCTCGGGGATGCTGGCGCTGTAGAACGGTTTGACAACGATTTCGCTGCCATCGGTCATGGTGAACTTAGACATGCCCAGTTCTTGCAGCATCGCGGGGATCGCCTCCTCCATCATCTTGCGCTGCTGCTCTTTGCGCTCCTTGAGCACCGACTCCATGTCGAGGATTTCCTTCTCAAGCTCTTTGGCCCGCTTGGCCAAAGCGCCGACAGAAGACAGGTCCTCGTTCTTGATGGTCAGGGCGTCTGCGTCCTGCTCAAATATGCTGTTGATGTCAGTCATCTCTTTCTCCATTCTCGGTAACATCGATCTTGACGGGGATGTACAGCTTCTCACGCCGGTCCCACTTCAAGGCTGTGTATCGGCCAGAGTTATAGAAAGCAGCTATCGAGCAGGCCAAGCCGATAGCCACGGGGTCGCCTGTGAGCAACAGGGCATCCCCTTCCTTGTAGTCCCGCAGCTTGCGCCTCAAGGTGCGAACAGTAGGGACCGTGCTGAAAGCAATTTGCGTGTTGGAGGGCAGCAAAACCTTGATCTCCCCAAAGCGCATGGCGGCGGAAATATCATGGTTGGGCATCTCTTGCACAACGTATACGGTAGGCATGTTTACATTCTCCTTTCTCAAACCGTGCGCTCAGTGTACACTACTTCCCGGGCATGTCAAGCCCCGCAACCACAGAAAGGAAGAGAGCCGTGGACTACTTTTTGGAAAAGTACCCGTTTAAGAACAAGCCGTACCTTCATCAGGCCGCGTACCTGCAACGATTCTGGGAAGACCCAGCGGTTGCTCTGTTCGCAGACATGGGCACTGGCAAGAGCTTCATGCTCATCAACAACGCCGCCATGCTCTACGACAAGGGCAAGATCAACGCCATGCTGGTCGTGGCCCCGAAGGGCGTCTATCGTAACTGGTATACCGGGCAAATACCAGAGCACATGCCCGAGCATGTGTCCTACACGATGGCGTGCTGGTCTCCTACGCCGAAGAAAGCCGAGCGGGCGGAGATGGACAAGATGCTCAACGCCACCGATACGCTGCGAATCCTGGTCATGAACGTCGAGGCATTTAGCACGGAGAAGGGCGCGGCATTCGCTCGCACCTTCCTGCGGGTGACGACAGCCTACATGGCCATCGACGAGAGCACCACCATCAAAACGCCTCAGTCCAAGCGCAGCAAGAACCTCGTCAAGATTGGCCGTGATGCGCGGTACAGGAGGATTGCAACGGGCTCCCCGGTGACCAAGAGCCCGCTGGACCTCTTCAGCCAGTGCTTCTTCCTCTCCCCCGACTACCTGGGCTACGACAGCTTCTACGCCTTCCAGGCCCGGTACGCCATGATGATTGAGCGCAAGCTGGCGACCCACACCTTCCGCCAGATTGTGGGCTACCGGCACTTGGATGAGTTGCACCAGAAGCTGGGCACCTTCAGCTTCCGGGTGACCAAGGACGAGTGCCTGGACCTGCCCGACAAGGTATTCACGCGGCGCGAGATTGAATTGACCGAGGAGCAGCGCAAGGCCTATGACCAGATGAAGCTGATGGCGCTCACGCTGATCGACGGCAACCTCATGTCGACCAACAATGCTCTGACCCAGATCATGCGGCTGCACCAAATCGTTTGCGGGCACGTAAAGTTCGACGATGGTCGGCAGGAGGACCTGCCCAACAACCGGGTTAAGGAACTGCTGGCAACCGTCGAGGAGTGCAACGGCAAAGTCATCATCTGGGCCAACTACCGCCGGGACATCGAGAACATCAAGAATGCCCTGGCCGAGGAGCACGGCATGACCACCGTGGCGACCTACTATGGCGACACGGAGGCAGAGGACCGGCAGGAAATCGTCACACGCTTCCAGGACCCCAACAGCGGCCTGCGCTTTTTTGTCGGCAACCCCCGCACGGGCGGCTACGGCCTGACGCTGACAGCGGCGCACACCGTGATCTACTACAGCAACAACTTTGACTTGGAAGTGCGGCTGCAGAGTGAGGACCGGGCCCACCGGATTGGCCAGACCAACAAGGTGACCTACATCGACTTCATCAGCCCGGGCACCGTCGACGAACACATCGTCAAGGCCCTGCGCAGCAAGATCAACATCGCCTCGCAAGTGCTGGGCGAAGAACTCAAGGAGTGGATTAAATGATGCTGGTGCCCGTCCGCCGCAAGTACGTCTACAAGCGCCTCGAGCGCCTCGACAGGTCCTCGGGCCGCGTTTATCGCATCGATGGCGAGGACATCCCGATGCCCAGCGTCACGACCATCCTCAATGAGACCAAGGACCGCAGCAGCCTTAAAGCCTGGGAAGAGCAGGTGGGCAAGGAAGCGGCCGAGCGCATCAGGAACGAGGCGGCCACCATCGGCACCCACATGCATGGCGTCATCGAGCGCCTGCTGCTGGAGCGGCCGCTGGACATCCCCAGAACGTGGCAGCAGGTCAGGGGCTACTGGATGGGCTACAAGCTCATCGAGCACTTCTTTCCGCATGTCAACGAAGTGTGGGGCGCGGAGGTGTCGCTGTATGTGCCAAGCACATACGCCGGCACTTCTGACTGCGTGGGCGTCTACAAGGACAAGCCCAGCATCATAGACTTCAAGCAGACCAACAAGCCCAAGAAGCGCGAGTGGATTGAGGACTACTTCCTACAGCTTGCCGCGTATGCGGTTGCACACGACAAGGTGCATGGCACCAAGATCGATCAGGGCGTGGTGATGATGATGAGTCAGGCCGGAGAGCCGCAGGAGTTTGTCACCGCCGGCCGCGAATTCGACGAGTACAAGGACAAGTGGTGGCGGCGCGTGGAGCAGTACCAAAAAATAGGCCGGGAGGGCCAGCCTCCCGGCCAAAGTGCCATCTAGGGGTGGAGACGCCCCGAGGAAGTGAAGATGGCAACTGCAATCAATGGGGGGAGTTTACTTCTTCCCCAGCTTCTCGCGTTCTTCCAGCAGCCGGACCTTGACCTGAAGCTCGTTGATGTGCTGCATCATCTGCTCTTTCAGCACGGCCCTGCGCTCGGCGCTGATCGGACTGTCGGTGGGGATGCCCTCTTTGGTAATGAGAGCAGGCATCTGCCCCTCGATCTTTGTCAGACGCTCTGAGAAGGACGCGACCTGTCCCAGCAGCCAAGCCAAAGCGGCCACCACAATTGGGATGACGGCCTTGAGTACGTCTGACCAAGCCATTACTTCTTCCTTGCCGCCCGCATGTTGTCCACCAGATTGGGGTAGGGCCGGCCGGCTTTTTTGGCCATGGCCTTCGCCTCGCTCTTCTTAGCAGGGCTCATCTTCTTGGGCTTGCCGATGTCCGTGGGCCGTGGTTTGTCCCACACAGGTTTTTTCATCATGATTACCTCAACTTCCTGAGTTTGTACAACGTGCTTAAAAACGTCTCGATGGCCCCATCGATGAGATTCTGGATCGGGCTGTCTTTCTTGTCCACCGCATCGTAGCGAAGCTTCTCGATGTCGTCGAGCATCTTCTCCAGGGCTTTGATGCAATCCGGCTCATCTGGCATGTTTAGGTACGGGATGTCCAAGATCACATCATGCCGCCCTTGGTACGCCTCGGTGATTGTGTCAGCGTGGTCAATGATGGCTTCGTAGAACTCGCCCAGGGCGGTGTGCTTGGCAAAGCTACCGGGTCCGGTGACGCTCAAGTGAGCCCGGTGCGCGTACTCCCGAGCCAAGAACATAGTTCCAACCAGACGGCCAATCATTTCCATAAACTACTCCATCACTGTTGCGGCTGTGCGGGCTGCATCGCCGCTTGGCGCTGCATCAGAAGTCCGCTTATAGGGTCGTTGGGGAACATCGCAGGATACATCAACGGAATCTGTTTCTGCGCTGGTGCAGCAGGCTTTGTCGTAGGCAGGCGGAAGTTGGGCTCGTAACCGCGAGTTGGTGGAGCGGGCGGTAGCGTGCGCAGCATCTGGCTTGCAGAAGCGCTGGGCACCACGGGCTGGCCCTCCATGCCTTGCAAGGGGGTGGTCTGCCCTTCGCGCTCAAGATCGGTAATCTCGCGAGGAATTGCTCGAGTAGTGGCTGCAACTGCGGGCCTGCCAAAAATCATTTCCTTGCTGATGCCGATGTCCTGCAACTGCCTGAGGACCTTCTCCCCGTCCTTGGGCGTGGCGATGTTGGTAATGCCGCGAGCGAACTCAGGGCTCTCCAAGGCCTTGGTGAAGATGCGTTTGTAGAGCTCGTTCTCCAGGCTGCCGGTCATACGGACCATCAGTGCAAGAGCGCCGGTCTCAGGAGCAATCCTGCCCACCATCGCCTCACGCATGGTGGTCGTCAGGAACTGAATACCCGTTCCAAACGTGCGGCGCAGAGCCTGATCCAGCGATTCAAACGCAGGAATCTGCCCGGTTACGCTGGCAAATGCATTGACGCGGCGCTGCAGATCAGCAAGCTTCTTGAGGTCATCGAGGTGTCCGGTGCCACCAAAAAGAACCCGCAAGGATTTCTCGTTGGTATCGAGGAACGATTTAAGCCCCCCACCGCCTTGTGCCCCCTGTGCTGCGAGTTCATAGACGGAGCGGCGAAGCGAGGCAATCTTCTCGGGGTCGGTGCCCATCGTATCAACCAGCTTCTTCATGATCGCCGGGTCACGAATGGCATCCACAAGAACCTGCTTTGGATCAGCCTCGGGCCGTGATGCGCGGGCAAAGACCCGATCAAGCTCGTTGTCCTGCGCGGCAACCATGCGGCGGTCAATTTCACCCAGCCGGGCAACGTAGTCGTTGGCCAGATTGAGTTCATCCTTCAGCCGTGCCTGGATGGGCTGCGGCAACGCCTCGACAATGTTGCGGTTCTTGTCGAGCACACTGCGCATGAGCTTGGGGTCGATCAAGCCTTCCTTGTTCACCACGCCCTTGCTGCGCAGCCAATCAATCGTGCCATTCATCATCAGGCGCTGGGCCTGCTCATCATTGCCAAGGATGGTGGTTACGCTGCGCAGGTTTTCAACATTCTTAAATGCGTTGCGCATCAGGTCTTCGTTGGGCAGCAGATACTCCATGCCACCGCGCTTAGCCTGCGTCATCAGCAAAGGCAGCGTCCGGTCGTAGGTGCTCTTGTAGTCATCAACCATGACCTTCAAGGCTTCGTACTCGCTCTTGAGCCGTGGTGCGCGGTCCAAGACAAGCTTCTCCACATCCTTGAACACAGCGTTGCCTGTGTCGAGAATTCGCTGCGCATCGGTCTGGCGCACACGGCCCTTCAGCATCGCTGCGTTGTAGTCGTTGAGCGCATCGTTGCGGAACCGCTGAGCCGCCGTCAAGTAGTCCAGGGCTTCCGGGATGTTGATGTCGATCTTCGTGCTGTCTGCAGCAACCCGAGCAGCGTCCTGGCGAATCTGCTGTGGATTGATCACGATCTTGCGGCCAGGAATAACCGTGGGGATGGCGACATTGCCCTGGGCATCCGGAGTAGCAAGTTCCGTGAGCCCTGGAGTGCGGCGGCCGCCCTTGGGCTTATCCCCACGGACAAGAGATTGCACGGAGGCACGGATTGCCTTCATGATCTCAGGATCATCAAAGGCTTTGCTCATGCCAGCAATCTGGCTGTCAATGGCCTCGTTGGTGAGGTCATTGAGCATCTGCGCTTCGAGCCTTTCGCGATTGCGAATCTGACTCTGCACAAAGTTGTCGAGCAGTCGGATAGGCTCAGGCACTGCCTGACGCATAGACGGGCGCTCGATCTTGTACTTGCTGATCAGCGCCAGCACCTGCTCTTCCATGTCCCTTGCATCGAAGAGCGACTTGCCCTGGTCGCGGGTGGGCAGCGGCGTTCCGTCCGGGGCCGTAGCCTGCTTGAGGCCAATGCGGGACAGGACGCTCTGACGCATCCGGTTGTCAGCTTCCATAGAGGCCTGAATGACACCACGTAGCTCGTTGTTGAGCATGTTGATGTTCTGCGGGCCCAGGCGCTCGGAGATCGCCAAGATTTCTGCTTCGGTCAGGTCTTTCTTCTGCCGCATCAGATTCTCAAAGAAGGCCTGCCGGTCAGCCTGGGCAGCCTTGAATGCATCCATCACCGGAGTACGCGCCTCGGGGGACAGGTTGGCAAACAGGCGGTCCAGCGCAGCTTGGTTCTGGCTGATGCGGGTCTTGACTCCCTCGAGGTCCTTCGGGCCCAGTTGCTGCAGCAGCCGAAGCTTTTCCTGCACCAGTGGCGTGTACATCCCT